GTTATTACTTGTTGTAGCTATATTTATTCTTGCAATTTGCACTACAGAATCCATTCTGCCAGTTTTCAATCGCACTGCAGCAAGAGGAACAAAGCTTGTGCCGATGTTTGTAAATAGTGTATTACGAGATGCAGACCAGACCTCTGGTTTTCTATCGTATCCACCATTTGACAAAACTGATGCACATATCTGTTTCATTGCGCTGCTACTTGCAGTAGCTGCAATATTTTCAATCTCATATCTAATCGGAAGGGTAGCGGTAGTCATATAAACCTTATCTATAATATTAGAATGATTAAACTGATGTACTGTAATAAATTGACCATTAATAGCAAATCCTACCTTTGCCGATCCCACCCCAAGCCATTCAAATTCCATAAACAGAATCTGTGCTTTAGTTAAATTTAAATGTAGTCGACTAGGACCAAGTCCATTCATTGGATCAACATTCCAACTTGTTTGATTTACTATCTCTTCTTCAATTGCGCCACTTGTAAAGGTTCTGCGAACAACTGATATTGTGTTTCCACTTTGTTGTAGATATACTCCATTTTGACGGGAAAAATAGCCAACTCTTTGGCGAAGCCCCGTCTGAGCTGGAGCCATGACAAAGGTTTGCATAACTGTCAAAGCTTTACCTGGTTGATATGGAAAACATTTCTTAGATTCTCTATAAACCTTATCTCCTGAAGCTGTGCCTACGCTGAGAAGATCTGTAGATTCATTTAAAGCATATGCTACTGATGCACCGCCTGTTACGATATCGCTAAACTCATCTCCTGACGCATATCTATGTTGGTTGTCAAAGAGTGTGTATGGATTAGAAACTTTAGTTCTACCAAATGCATCAAAACCAAATGAGGCGGGGGTAGAAGGAGAATACTGAGGTATTCCCGAAGTAGCATTAATATATGTTGCCATTAGTTCTCCAATACCAATATCGAAAGTTCCGCCGAAGAATCTGTTATGCCATATAGTTCGTCATATGGCCCAAGCGTTATGCTTAAAGTTTGTTCTGGTAAAAGTCTGAATCCATAATTACTTGTAGTAACTCCAGTAGCTCCAAGATATACGTTATTAAAAGATATATTTTTTATAATAATAGATGACTCAGAACGCAACTGATTCCAATTTGTCATATGGGTTTGCGTAGGTCCTATTGTTAATATATTGTGCTTTACTGGCATTCTCTTATTATACCGCTAAAAAAGGACAAAACCCAATCAGAGGCGGATCCGATTGGGTCTTGCTACGCCGAAGCGTAAGCACGGGGAGCAAAAGTTGGTGGGATGCTACAACCCGTACAATACTAAGTATCACAACACAATGTTTTTTTTAAGTCAACTGTTTTCTTGAGAATTATCTGGGGTATATGAAGGGGATGGTCCTAATAGATATCCTTGGTCATGATATGCAACCATTTTTGCCGTATCTTCTGGGCCAACAAGTTTATTTGAAATTAATGTTAAAAGGTCATATATTCTATGCAGCATAATATAATTAACCATCTCTAGGTTATCTTCTAGATTTTCTGATTTTTGTTCTTCAGTCATTTGGTCTTCCTAGATCTTCCCAAAATTTTTCTCTACCCATGGCGTCTGTTTCTTTAATTTCCCCGCCGTCGGTTTTAATTGGGTCAGTTAGATCTTTCAATTTGTTCTCTGAGTTGTTCATAAAACTTTAAACCAATCTCTTTTTTATATTGACATGATAAGCAATATAGATATATTTTATCATCTAAATCTTGATTAGGCATTAGAAGGCCCTGATCCAGAGGACAATTAAGTTCTGGAACAAGGCCTTCTTCTGCTAAGGCTAAATATTTAGATACTGTCTGTATCTTCAATTTATCTCCTAATTAGGGAATTTTTCTAACCACACTTTTGTGGCTGGAGTTAAACCCTTCCAAGATGACCAGTCTGCGCCGCCCTGTGTCATATGATACGTTATCTCTGCGTTAATTACTGGATCAAATAACGTGTAGTTACTATCCAGGTCGAATTTTTCTTTACGATCTACACCAAGGTTTCCCAGCATATTGATCTGAAAAATTCCGTAGGAACTGTCTCCAGTATTCCTGTTTCCGTTATACGCTAATGGGCGTCCGTTAGACTCCTTCTTAGCTACGGCCCAAGCCATTCTAAGGCCTTTGCCCTCAAAGCCTACGGCCTTGAGAAGCTGTACCAATTCTTTGTCTGTTAAAGACTCAGATGCTTTGTATACAGTATTGCTGAATTTTTCCAGCGTTTCTTTTTTCAGTTGTGCTTCTGTTTTTGTATCTTCAGATTTAACAATTGCTTGTTCAACCAGAAGAGCTTTTGCGGCTGGTAATGTTTCAGGCTGGACACCAAATAGAAATAATGTTATCATTCCTATAGCGGTCCAGTTATGAGCAACATCACTCAATCGCTGTTTTATATTCTCCATTGGCATTTCCTCCTTTGAAGAGATAACGAACTTATATAATAGCATTGTCAGTAAATTACTGTCAAGTCGGTCAACCAGAAAAAAATATGCAAATATCATTCTCAACACCAAGAGTTAACCTAAAAACCTCTAATGGATATGGTTATGCTGGCTATAATATAGTTAAATCTTTGCAAAGTTTAGGCCACGAAGTCCCATTTCAATATCCTAAAGCTCCAGTTCAATTAAACTTTTCTCAGCCTAATCATTTTAAAATGCATCGTAATCAGTATCAAATTAGTTACACTCCTTGGGAATCTACAGTTATACCAGAAGTTTGGAGAATGAATCTATCTTTAGTTGATGAGATATGGACAACATCTGATTGGTGTGCAAATGTATTTCAAGATAATGGATATAAAGATGTTAAAGTGTATCCACATGGAATAGAAGATATCTGGAAACCAAAACGAAGAAAAGATGATGGTGTAATTAAGTTCCTTCATCTTGGAGAACCCGCTCCAAGAAAAGCGGGACAAATGGTGGTTGACGCATTCGGATTCTTATTTGGAAATAATCCAGAATATCAATTAACAATAAAAGCATATAAACAAAATACAACTCGTGTATATAATAACTTTATAGAAAAGAATATTATTGGATTACCTAATGAAGTTTGGTAGATTCAGAATGGACTCATGCCCACCCTGGAAAAGTATTTGAACCAAACTATCAACATCTACTTGAACTTATGAGAGATGTATCTTTTAATTTTAATGCTTATTCTGGATACTATTATGCTCAGTCAACTAAAATACATGAAGAATACAATTGGATTAAGTTGACTAAGAATTCTTTTGATCATATTTTTAAAAAATTCTCATAACCCCTTCCCACGCTAATTAAAGTTTGGTAGAATTGGTATCTCACTAAAAATTTATTAACCGCAAGGCGGAGAAGGAGCTTTATCTAAAAATGTCAAGAACTATTGAAAATCCCTATGAAAACTTTATTGCATTGTCACGCTATGCAAGATGGATCCCTGAAGAAAATCGCAGAGAGACATGGGGTGAAACAGTAGATAGATACTTCGCATTTATTTTAGATCATTTGTTTACAAACTATAACTATGAGCCAAAGTCATCTTTAGTAGAAGAGCTTAAGCAAGCAGTATATGATAGAAACGTAATGCCTTCTATGCGAGCAGTAATGACTGCTGGTGCTGCTCTTGACAGAGACCATGTTGCAGGATATAACTGCTCATTTGTTCCAGTAGATTCTCCTCGTTCATTTGATGAAACAATGTATATCTTGATGTGTGGAACAGGTGTAGGATTCTCTGTAGAGTATAAGTATGTGAACAAACTTCCTGCCGTCCCAGAATCATTTGAGAAATCAACAACTACTATCGTTGTAGAAGATTCAAAGCAGGGTTGGGCAAAGTCTTATCGTGAACTACTTGCAATGCTTTGGGCTGGACAGATTCCAGCAATTGATGTTTCTAAACTTCGACCAGCAGGTGCACGTCTTAAGACAATGGGTGGTCGTTCATCAGGACCACAACCATTGATCAATCTTTTTGATTTTACAATTGCAAAGTTTAAATCTGCAGCAGGTCGTCAGTTGAAACCTATTGAGGCTCACGATATAATGTGTAAGATTGGTGAAATTGTGGTTGTTGGTGGAGTTCGTCGCTCTGCAATGATTTCTCTTTCTAATATTAATGATATTGAAATGGCGGCAGCAAAGTCTGGAAACTGGTGGGAGAATAATTCACAACGAGCCCTATCAAATAATTCAGTAGCATATTCTCGTAAGCCAGAAATGGAACAGTTTATTGCGGAATGGAAAAACCTGTATGACTCAAAATCAGGTGAGCGTGGCATATACAATGTTGCAGCAGCTCAAAAACAAGCAGCAAAATGGGGACGTAGAGATCCAGAAGTCCACTATGGAACTAACCCATGCTCAGAAATTATCCTACGACCTTATCAGTTTTGTAATCTATCCGAAGTTGTAATTCGTGAAAATGATACCGCTAAGACGGTGGCAGAAAAGGTACGCCTAGCCACTATTCTTGGCACTTGGCAGTCTACCCTTACAGACTTTAAGTATCTTCGTAAAATCTGGAAAGATAATACAGAAGAAGAACGCCTACTTGGAGTATCCCTAACTGGACAATTTGGGAATAAGTTCTTTTCTGGAAAACAAGATTTAAAGAAACTTGAGCAAACCCTTGAAGATTTAAGGTCTTACGCAAGAGAGATAAATGCTGAAATGGCAGAAGCTCTTAATATTCCAGCCTCCGCTGCAATTACATGTGTTAAGCCTTCTGGAACAGTATCTCAATTGGTAGGAGTATCTTCAGGAATGCATGCATGGCATTCACAGTATTATATTCGCACAGTTCGTGGGGATAAAAAAGATCCTCTATCAACATTCTTAAAAGAAGTTGGCATTCCAGTAGAAGATGATTTTATGAAGCCAAACGACACTTATGTATTTTCATTTCCAGTAAAGGCTCCAGAAGGAGCAATTCTTCGTAATGATCTTACTGCTATTGAGCACCTAAACACATGGCTTGTCTATCAACGTGCATGGTGTGAGCATAAGCCATCTATTACGGTATCTGTAAAAGAAGATGAATGGATGGAAGTAGGTGCTTGGGTATATAAGCATTTTGATGAGGTTTCAGGTATTTCGTTCCTGCCACATTCAGACCACTCATATAAGCAGGCTCCTTACCAAGAAGTAACTGAGTCGGAATATTTAGAACTCCTCGCTAAAATGCCGTCTTCAATTCGTTGGGAAGATTTATCTTTTTACGAGACAGAAGATGGAACTAGCGGAACACAAACTTTAGCCTGTACTTCAGACGGAAATTGTGAGATTGTA